GCCGCGAGAATCGACGAAACTTCTCTTCTTATACCTGGCAGTATAAGATTTGAAGTAGTCGATTTGTCCTCTTGAGAAGAGAACTTTCTTGGCGCGTGCTATGTGAGGTGTAATATGTACACCTGACATAGTGTTCTCATTGTATGGAACAAGAGGAAGTTTATACTCCTTAATTAAATTAAGGAGATACTTACTCAGAGTTCCTTCAATTTGAACAAGACTTCCAATCGTATTAACCAGGTGACAAAGAGAAGCTTTTCGCTTATCAATGTTCCTGATATAGATTGGGGTCACATCGCAACCATTAAAGTAGTCTTTCCCACATGATTCCCTAAATGGGCCATCACGAAAGGACTTTTCTACATTAATGGTGAAACCAAGAAAGTCTGTTAAGCGGAGAAAGTCTTCAAAGAACTCTTTTTCTATGATGACATCATCACCATAGACCAAGAATTTTTTAGACCCAACCGCCGAACAGGCCGCAGCGAAGATCAACGTCTCGATAGCGAAAGTACTCCCATTCCCCATAGAGGAGAATTTGGAGTAAACGCCATCACCAAACACGCCCCTGTATCCAGGGGTACGAACATCACACAAATAAGTTAACCAGTCAATCGGAAAAACCAAATTGACCGTATTAAAACTTATTGTGTCAGATGCCGCACTAAAATCCACAGTGACAAAATCATTATGGATTGAAGCATGTTTGCAAAGTCGTTGATTCGCAGATTGGTCTGACAGATTAATTCCAAAACGCCGTAAACGACGCTTGGCGTACAAATCGAACGCAAGCTGGAGGGGTAAATTCCCTTCTGGCTCGCATGCGATCGTACGATCTGTCTTCCAATTCTTCGGCACAAGCTCAACGCGATTCGTATGAGTAGCTTTAATACGTGGGACATTAAAACCATAAAAATGGTATAATGCCTTCACGTATTTCTGAACCTTTACAGTACTGTAAAGGCTCATCCTCATTTTTAACTGAGGTAAGCTCTCTTTACGAGATCTCGTTGAAGTTGCTCCCGGAGTCACCCTCACCAAGAAAGGTAAACTTTCTTGAAAGGACCGGAAGTCTCCCAGAACGTTACTAATGTAACGTTCCATTCTCATGATGCGCTTTCTCTCCCATTTATCCAACAGATAAATGTTAGAGACGGCACCCTTGAGTTTGATATTTGTATCTGAACACGCAGCTTCCGCCTTCTGGAAAGAAGACAGTGCTGCTTCAGTACAAATATCTTTATTGGACAAGAGAGCATTCTTTTTAAAGAACGCTTCAACTTGTCTGAGAGCCCTCCAGTCCTCGACAGAATGCTTTGCCTTGTCGAAGAGTGAGGAGCATGAAGTTAATGCAGCAATATTTTTGCTCCGTCGATATCCATCAACGGTGCGAAATAAAGCGGCATTAACTGTGCCAAGATCTTTGATGTAGCATCGACAAATGTCATATACTATATCAATAGGTTCCATCTGGAATCCTCCCTTCTAAAGAGTGAAGTAGTACCTCAAAGCTTGACAAATGGATAACATCATCGATATGATGATGATAACCCATTTAAGCAATCTTGGAGTCATACTACAACCACTCCTGCGTATCGACGCTATTGGCAAATTCATCTCCGTTGACAACGTCAGCGAAGATGGCCAAAGCAGCGTCAACATCTG